TTACTGACACCATTTTTGCAGGATGCTATGAAACTGCTCTAAATCGATCGGTTTACTGAGATGTTCATTCATTCCTGCCTGCAAGGTGGCGGCAATATCTTCAGGAAAAGCGTTGGCCGTCATCGCGACGATAGGCACAGTTTGGGCATCTTTAACAGGCAGGGCGCGGATCGCTTTAGCCGCTTCCAGGCCATTCATAACGGGCATTTGGATATCCATCAATATCAGGGCATAGGTCCCGGGAGGTGCGGCTTTAAATTTATCCAGCCCTTCCAGACCGTTTTTGGCGGTGGTGATATTCAGTCCGGCATATTTTAATAGTTCTACAGCTATTTCCAGATTAAGTTCATTGTCTTCAACAAGGAGGACTTGTTTGCCACGGCAGCTTATTTCCTGCAGACTGTCGATGCCGGCGGCAGGCGCTGAAGCCTTGCTGCTGCGTATTTGCTGGTGCGGGCGCAGGTAAACCGTAGCCTTAAAGGCCGAGCCTTTGCCTAAGGTGCTTTGGACATCGATTGTGCCGTTCATCATACGGGCGATGTTGAGGGCGATGGTCATTCCCAGCCCTGTACCTTCTATTTCGCTGGTTCGCGAATCGGACGCACGGGCGAATGGTTCAAAAATTTTGGCGGCGAATTCAGAGTCCATACCGATGCCGTTATCTGTAATAATAAATTCGTAGCCAATAGTATCGTGGAGCCGGGAGTGTGTTTCGCGTACCTCTAAAGAAATACTGCCATATGGAGGCGTATATTTGATGGCATTGGCTAAGATATTGAGCAGCAGCTGTTTCAAGCGCAGCTTATCGCCCAGAACATTATCGCGCAGTTCCGGTGCCTTAGTCAGAGTGAAATGATGTTTTTTAACTAAAAGCTGCGGATTGATCAAATCAAGCAATTCCTGCAGCATTGCACTGATAGAAAAATCTTCCTCAAGAAGATTGAGCTTGCCGCTTTCGATTTTAGCCATATCAAGCACTTCGTTGATCAGGTTCAAAAGATGATTGCTGGCAGTAGTTATTTTGGCAAGACAATCCTGGATACGGTCTTTGTCGTCCAGATATTTACCGGCAATGGCAGTCATCCCCATAATGGCGTTCATTGGGGTACGGATATCATGGCTCATACGCGAAAGAAATTCATTTTTAGCCATATTGGCAGCTTTAGCGGCGTCAAAGGCCTCCTGCAAAGCCTGCTGTTCCCGCAGTTCTTTCAATTTATCCTCGTGGATATCGCGCAGGGTAAGAATAATCTGATGATAACCGTCACTTTGAGCCAGCAAGGTCGAATTAAAGGCGGTCCAGCGATATTCGGAACCAAAAAGGCGGCTGCGGCATTCCAGGGCAAAATCGATATGACGGTCCTTTTTTTGCCTGCGCAGACCGGACAGAGAGAAATGTTCTAAAATCTTGGCGCTGTCATCAGGATGAAAATGGCTGCGTACCAGCGGTTCGATATCATACAGGCCGTTGGTACTGTAGCTTGTAAAAACAGCGCACTCTGTTTCCGGCAGGCGCAGAGGGATACCGGAACCGTCTTCAAGATTAACAAGATAGATGAAATAGTAATTAGAGTTGATGCTTGAAAGCAGGTCATAATACTGCTGTTTGGTGCGGCGTTCGTGATTCAGCTCGCTTTGGCGGGCTTCTTCATCTTTTGTTATATCCAGATAAATACTGTTGATGATCGTATTGCCCTCAGGAGTTTTTGTTTTACGGCCGCTGTCCATGACCCATTTCAGGCTGCCGTCTTTACAGGGCACGCGGTATTTTGTCGAGTAAGTAGGATTTCCGTCCTTAAAACATTCGTTGCAGTCAGCCAAAGCCCTGGGCAGATCCGGCGGATAGACCATTCCCATAGCGTTGTTACCGGTAAATTTTTTGAATTCTTCCATAGTATAACCAAACATACCAGGCAGCTCTTCGCTGATATAGGCATAAGAATAGGTATCGTCGTCATTGCTGGATTTGACGCCGCCGTTGACAGAATGCAGTACGACTTCCATTTGCTGCTGCTTTTGCTGCAGTTGTTCTTTGGCTTTGTTAAGCTCTGCTTCCATATATTTATAAGTCTGCGAGCCTACCTGAAAAGGAAAGTTTTCTGTACCCTGCAATTCCTGATAGGGATGGGAAAGATTGATGTAGACATAGCTGAAATCACTGCCCAGATCGCGTATGACGATCGTTGCCCGCTGATGTGTCTGAACGAGCAGCTGCTGATCCTCGTCGGAGGTAAGATAATGACGCCCTTGGGCAAGATAGAGGCCTTGTGCCAACGGGAGGATAGTCCATTCTTCATTCAATAATTCACAGGCGGGAATCTGCCCTTCCAGTGAAAGAATAAAATCTTTGGCTGCCTGTGGTGTATCATAATAATTGTGCTCAGCGGCACCGATGCCGATTAGCTGCGGGTCGAGATGAGCGAGGATAAAGGGAATGTCCTGCTGACAAAGCAGCTTAAAGATATATTGGTGTGCAAAATTTTTTATTGCTGTAAGTTTTTCCTGAGGTATATTCAACATAATGCCCTCCGCTTATTTACGGTCCAGTCTTTAGGATAAAATAGATATTTAATTTTATTATAGCATTATTTTCAAGCTTTAATATTAAAAATATTAAAGAAAAGCAAAAATGGGAGCGGGAAAGTTGCTGGTATCGGACAGGCATGTCGGTGCCAGAAGGCAATAAAAAAACGCATTCCGGAAAGGAATGCGTCAATGGCAATGGTGGCCCCGGCAGGATTCGAACCTGCGACCTTTTGATTCGTAGGCAAGGGTTTTAAAATAAAATCTTGCGTAAAAAATGCCCTGTAAGCGCATAAATACAGCGATTACGGTATTTTATGTGATCTGTTGTCTGAGTGTGGTAATACCGAAATTTTGGCTAAAAAGACAGTATTTTGGGGTATAAGTTCCCCAACTGTTCCCCATAATTACAGAAGCACCGTTTATCAAAACGGTGCTTTCTTTCTAAGCAATATTATAAATGTTGGCGGCTGTTTTGGCAATCTCTAAAACTTTGTCCTGACGGCGCAGGGCATATTTGTTGGTTGTTTCTAAACGGCTGTGACCTACTACAGCGGCAATGTCTGCTGCAGCATAGCCTTGAATAAACATTTCTGTTATAAAGCTGTGGCGCAGGTAGTGAAAGCTGCGGTAACGCACGTTAGCGTGCTTTAAAATCATCTTCCATGCTCTTTGCATGTTCCGGACGCTGATAGGTGTTCCGTTGGCTGTGCAGAATAAATATTTACTATCTACACTGCAGGTTGCTAAATAGTCTTGCAGGATTTTACCTATACCGGCATCAAAATATTGTATTCTAACAGAAGCTTTGGTTTTGGTTTTGCCTACATAGGTCCGGCCGTTTATATCAGCTTTTACTGCATCTTTTATTTTGCAGTAATTTTTTTCAAAGTTTAATGTACTGCGCTCGATTCCCAAAATTTCGCCTATACGTGCGCCTATAACACTTTCAAGTGAACAGAGGGCATAATAACGTAAAAATTTAGGCGTGTTTTTTAATTTGGTAATAATAAGTTTTATTTCTTCCGGTGTAAATGGTTCATCGTATTCCGGTTCATACTCAGGAACAATGGCTATATCCATAGGATTTTCAAGAATAAGGTTATTTTTTCTTGCCGCTCCAAATAGGATTTTTAAGAATTTATATACCTTTGCTTTATTGGAAGCTGACAGATCAGCTTCTGCAATAAAAGCATTGATATCCTCAGGCGTGATTTTATTCATCACTTCGTTTGCCAGCGGATAAAGCTTTGAAGCCAGGTAGGTGTAATAATTAACAGTACTTTCAGCTATTTTAGGATTGGCAGCCTTATTTTTTATGAAGGCAAAGGCGAAATCCTGCAAAGTAGTATCATAGCTGTAGAGCGGATTTAAACTGCTGTACACAAGGCGCATTTTGTTGAGCCAGTTGATTACTTCTACTTTATCAGCATGCCTGAACTTATGCGGCTTACCATTAGTATCGCGCAGTGTGCCACACCATTTTTGGCGTTCCTTGTCCCATGATAAGCCGCCTTCACCGTTAGATCGTCTTTTTTTCATATAAAAAACCAGCCTTTCTTTAAAATTGTGTATAAAGTAGTAAAGGCTGGTTGCAATATGTTATAATATTAGCGTAATCAGCCTTACTTTTAACGGGGTGGGGTTATTACACAGCCGTTCGGTGCGCCAACACCGGGCGGCTATTTTTATATTTCCAAAGTTTTTAATATATAGTTGATTATTGAAAATGCTGTATCTGCTTCTTCTAAAGTTATATTAGGTTCATGGGATACTTGATTACGAAAGAGTGAATATGAACTCGAAAGTAAATTTTTTAAATATCTTTTTTTATTTTCATCTTCAATAGGTAGCTTATTTTCTCCATTACTAGAAAATAAATGATCACATAATTGTACGCCATCTAAAGTTGTATTTGATACATATTTTGAATGGCGTATTCGTTTAGTTAAAACAATGAACGCTCGTTGGATAGCTGCAGAATAGTTAACTAAAAATAGGTCTTTTGTTTGTGAAAATAGATCTGCATCTAAGTGATTATAAAAATATTTATCAAGATGTGCTTTTAATTCTGGTACGTCTTTAGAGAATATATCATTAATATTATTATCTATTAGATGGTTATAATTAATAGCAAAAGATATATGACGTTGAATGTTTTTATAAGAAACTGTAGATGTTATTTCATATAATTTTATATTAGATATTAAATTATTTATTTCGTCTAAAAGTTGTTTTTTGAGTTGTTCTTCTTGATCATCTTGAGCATTATGTAATAATAAAAGAGCAGATTTTGTTTGAATTTGATCTAAAACTTTATATAAAGAGAAGTAATATATTAACATTTTTATACCTCGAGTTTAAAAGTTGTAAAGCTTCTTTATATTTTCATAAAAGTAATTTGAAAGTATATTGATTGTTATAGAAATAAATATACCGATAATGAGAGAAAGCCAAGGATTTGTTTCAATGAAATCTTTTATACGATAATAAGTGCCTTTTTTTATCTTATACAGTTCGTCTTTTAAATCATTTAAGAATTGTTTGTTAGAATGTTGCTCTAATATTATTGTTTGGCAGTTTTGGCATATGATAGGAGCAGAAGCAGAATAAATAATATCTTCTTTCATTCCACACATATCGAATAAACAACCTTTTGTTTCATGATGTGAACTTGGTTTTCTATTGAATTTAAATCGTGTAAGACATCTGTAGATTGTTAGAAGCATAAAATTAAATAAATTAATATTATTGGATGAAAGAATTTTGTCGATTTCAAAAAATGATACAACATAAATATCATTTTTCTCTGATAGACGTTTACTAAAATAATTATTTTCTATTTCAGTATCTATAAATCCAATACATAAATCATATATGTCGTTATCAAAGGAATTTTGGAGTATATCAGTTAAAGAGTTGAAATTAAATCCCCAACCAAAATCACAGTTTGGTCTAGATACCTGTTTGATAGAAATTTGGAATAGTCTACTATTATAATTTTCTAATTTTTTGAAAAGAACGTCATGATGTTGTATTCCAATTTTTATTATTTGTATTTTAACTTTTTGCATATTAATCGCTTTAATATAAAGTATTAGTTTTCTTTATATACTCCCATTTTTATCATTTGGTCAATAAAGATAATTTTTTGATTAATATTAGTGAATCCATTTAAGCCGATAAGGTAACTTTCACGCATTTTGTCTGCTTTGCACCAATCTTCAAATTTTTTTATTTTTCCAAGTGCTACAGAATTAGTTTTCTGATCAGCAGCTACTACTGCTTCAAAGTTACCAGTGAAACGATTAACTTCTTTTTCGTATGCAGTAGGGTTGGCATACTTGTTGATTGATTCATTTAATTTACAGGCATCACGGAAGCAGCCGCGAACTGCATTTTTTACATTTTTACGTGGATCAGTTTGTGCTGCAAAAATATCTCTACCTATAGCAAATGTTCCTGCACCATAAGCTTGAACACCATAATCTATCCAAGCAAAAGAATTGTTGTTGCTTGCTGGTAAAGCCTCGACTAAGTGTACGTTTACTGTCTGAGAAACACCAGCTGATTTCGCGCCAAAAGCATTTTGATAGTAGTCAACATTAGAACCTTGCCCTTCCAAGTCTATTGTAACTATAAGCGGAATTTGGTTTGGTTTAATTAGAGCCTTATAGCCGTCTGGCAACATTTTTTCTTCAGGGGCTTTTCTAATTTCTTGTACGATAAATCTTTTACTATAGTGATTTTTAAGTTCTTTTTCTAATTCCGCAGCACCAGCAACTATATCTTCATCAGCGTTCTGACATTGAAGAATAGTGTCAGGAACACGATAAAAGAGAACTACTTTTTTTGTTGGTTCTGGTATTGTTGCGGCATAAACAGTGTTAAATGCAAGCATGATAAAGCAGAATAAAAGAAACAGTTTTTTCATCACTAAACACTCTCCCCGGGACTATAATATTTATTTAATCGCCATTATGACGATCAGAACTGAAATTAACATATATTACCCGACCTTGTTTTCGAACGGGTCTTCGCCGTTTTCCGTTGTTTCATATTTCTTATTTGCTTTAATATAATAATCTATACTATTTTCTATCGCTCCTTGCTGCTCGGCAGTTAGTTGGCGATATTTTTTTATTATATTACACTCTTTTTCTGAAAATGTAGTATCTGTATTGATTTCTCTTTTTCCGTAAATTAAGTAATCAATATTGGCATCTAAGGCATCGGCTATGGCTATAAGTGTACCGATTTTTGGATCGGTCGTTATACCAGCAAAAATTTTTGAGATAGTACCGACAGGAACATTGGATTTTTTACTAATATCCTCTATTCTCATTTTCTTTAATACTTTTGCTTCTTGTAAACGTGATAATAAAACATCAAATGAAAAAACCATATCTAAGCCTCCTTTGTTTGCATTATACCATTGAGTCGAAAGGAAATCAACAAAATAATTCCATTGATGGAAAATAATTCCCGAAAACATATTGACTAATTCCGTTAACGGAATTATAATGAGGTTATAAAATTCCATTAACGGAAAAGAGGTGCGGAGATGAATAATTTGTTTATTGCTTTGATGAAAAAAGGGATAAAACCAGAACAAGCAGCAAAAGTTATATCTCAACTTTTGGGATGTTCTGAAAGAACAGCTAGAAATAAGCTGAAAGAAGTAACTGATTTTAGTGTAACAGAAGCAATTAAAATCAATGAAAAAATTTTCGATAATAAGTATGAAATAGGTTTTTTATTTAGGAAAGATGAAAGTGAAAAATCAGTAAAGGGGGCATAGGTATGGAAAGAGAAAAAGCCCCGCAAAAGCGGGACGATTGTAGTTTTCATATTGTATATTTGTGCAATTTAACGGCTACGCTTGCATTTCATGTGCAAGGTGATTATTTATTTTACTTTTTTCTAGTTGTTCATATTATATGTTTCCTAAAACTTTTAAGGGGGTAAATATGAAAAAAGAAGAGGAGCTGCAAGAGCAGAGCGAAAAAATGTTAAAAATTTTGGCAGAAATAAGAAATGCTTTAGAAATGCTAATTATATGCGTAATATTTCAAGCAGCATATTTGAGAACAGAAGATTATTTTTATGTAGTAATAATGCTGGTGCTTTTTATTGGATATGCGTTTATTTGTCGGAAGTAGAGTGGCGGTTAAGGTAAAACCACCTTATCGCAAGTGCCGTAAATAAAAAATTTACTAACCATTGCAGTTCGACTGAATAAAAATCGGTCTTAAAGAAGCCCAAAATTAATATCAGAAATTCGACATTAGTTTTATTTAATTTAGCAATAGGAAGTGCTGCAAGATCGTTGTAGAATTTTTTTGTTTTTTGTTGTTTGGATTTTCTACATAACTCATAGGCCGTCTTTTTTGAACGATGACGAAATTTCTTGAAAACTGGTTTTTGAAATGGTCTTTCTATTCCTTCAGGGTTAGTTAAGAAGTCTTTAGGCAATAGAGGCTGGCTTAAAGGTAAAGCCGAATTATCTAAAAGTTCATTTAGTTGACGTTGTCGCTCGTCAGCCGCTTCAAAGAATTCTTGTATTCTTTCTTGAATAGCTTCATATTCTTTAAAGTGTTTTGAATGAAAATCACATAGTTCTGGTGTGGGGGGAAAAGCGTTTGCTAGTCCAGAAAAGTTCGGCATAGTGTCTAAGATTGACTTAGTAAGAGAGAAAGAACTAGGTAATACTGTTGATACAGAGGCCGAACTAATAAGTTCTGTAATGTTTGGCATAGTGTCTAAGATTGACTTAGTAAGAGAAAAAGAACTAGGTGATATTGTTGACACATAGTTCGAACCCATAAGCCCTGCAATGGCTGGCATAGTGTCTAAGATTGATTTAGTTAAAGAAAAAGGGATTTCTAGTCCCGCAACATTTGGGACGATATCTAATAATGGTCTATGCGGAATCAAAGAATCGTGTAATGTGGCTGTAATATAGGAAGAGGGGGCTATATTTGCAAAGCTAAGTGAATTAGCTAAATCAATACATGGTGTTTGCATACGCATTGCATTTGATAATCCTGCGATATTGGCAATGGTATATTCCATAGCTGTAGCATTTGATAATTTAAAGTTATTATTCATTATACGCTCTCGTTTAAAATATTATTTTATTAATTTCATAAACTATAGTATCACAATCTTTGTTTTGTGTAAAAGGAAGGAGATATTGAAAGTGAGAAGAGATGATACGCATTTAAACATTGGCGGGCTGAATTGGCCTGTACTTATCAATGTAGAGCAGGTTTGCCGGGTGATGGTCGATTTGAGAAATAACATAGAATTAGGGCTGAGATGCGTACTGGATTGCATCAAAGCGAACAATCGCAGAATAAAAGTGCGGAAGCGTGTCAGCTGCTGTTTTAGAATCACAGAAAGGTCTGAACGTAAAAATGCAAAATGCTGGAATAAAAGGAATTCCGGCTGGTGCTGAAAGGTGGTGCAGTAAATGCAGCGTATGAGTTTGAGTAAGTTTTGTAAAATCTACGGCGCAAGTTATTATGATATGTTGAATTATTGCCAGCGTGGCCTGTTGCCACATAGTGGAGGCGGTAAACGCGGATGCCCGATCAGAGTTTGGGATGAAGATGTTATTGCTTTCTTGCGCGATCAGGATCAGCGACAGGCTGAGCTGAAGGCCGCCAGTATGAAAAACATGCAGCAGGCTGCGAATATAATCAGTTTTCGCAAAAATAAACCTAGTGATGAAAAGCGGTTTAAAAGCGATATTCTTGATCTTAAAAGTGAAACTAAAAAGCTTTTGGCAAAGCGTAGAGCTGCTGCACAATAGGGAGGGATGTAAATGAATAATGAAAAAGAAAAGAACGTATAGTGTTGACGCACTATACGTTCAAGGGTAGATGTAACTGGGCAGTACACATCTACCCATTATTTTATCATAGTGGGGTAATATTGTGAAATACTTTTTAACTGTTTTAGGGCTGGCCTGTTGCTTGTGGTATTCGTTTTTTATGGATGAACCTAAGCAAACTGTTGCTGTAACTGTAACGGTACAGGCAGGTGATACTTTGGAAGAAATAATTTACGATTTAAAAGAAGCGTATGACGATCAGCGCGACTGGCGGGAAATTTGCGCTCAGGCTGAAAGGGACAATGCTTTTGGCCGTTATATTCTGCCGGGTGAACATATTATTTTTAATATGGAGGTTGCGGGAAATGAAACTTGAATGCAACAACTGCCGCTGGAAAAGTAAACGGTATCTGGGTGTTTATCCGTGTTGTGACTGCATAGGGCTTCATAAGCTGGCAAGCTATAATTTCTTTTGTTTTCCCGATCAGCTTAATATGTTTGGAGTTGCTGAGCTTTGCCATTGTCGTAGCTGTGGCCGGCGTGTGCATATGGAATTTGGCAGTCGTGGCTATAAGTATATTCGCTGCAAATGTGGAAATACCATGCAGGCAAAAGTAACTGTAGAAGAAATGATTCACCGCTGGAATAATCGTGCGCCTGCACGGACTAAGATGTGGAGGACAAATGAATATGAAAGATAAGCGCTTCTGCTGTCGTTGTGAAGAAGTGTTGATGAATGGTTTTTATTTTCATAACAGTGAAGTTGGTATTTGTAATAGATGCGTAACGGATTTAGCTATTCAGCTGATTAAAAATGAAGATAAGGAAGTCATAAATGCGTTGAGTAAAAATATTGGCAGTGAAAAGGAAGGATGAATTTTATGGAATTGTATAAAGCACTGGAAACAATCAAAAATGAATGCACAAAACACACTGAATGTGTGGATTGCCCTTTGGGATTGGGTCATAGCTGTTGTGGCATTATTACTAATGGATTTCCGGCAAATTGGAATTTACAAAAGCCTGTTAATAAGTTGTTTGCGGTAGAAACAATACATGCGGAAGAACGGTGATATATATGGAAAATAATATTTTGAATAAAGAAAAGGTTGCTGAGCTGATGGAGCTTTTAGAATGTAAACGGTACTACTCTAAATGCTTGAAAGATGTGACTGAACTTAAAGAAAAAATGAAGTATGAGGCTACTGGTATTGAAATGCGATTTTACTATTTTGGTAAAGGAAGCCGTATGGCTGTTGATGGAAGGATTGACTTTCATGGTGATCTTAGTGAAGGCAAACTGGAAGTTGTAAACATTCTTTCTCAACATATTCTTTCTGATATGGAAGCTGACTTGGAACTTCAAATTAAACGGCTGGAATCCTGTTTGTGGGACAAATTTAGATATACAGAGGATGCGGTGCCGGAGAAAAGTGTTAAATAGAATATAGCTAAATAAAAAATATAAGGTGATGCTATGGCTGTTGAAATTTATGTTAGTTCTGAGGAACTCAAAAAAACTTTGGAATATGTTGCGCTGATTGGTGGCAATATGGCTTCCGGCAAAAAGCAGGATGATGATCTAAAACAAATGGCCGGCGCTTTGCGTATTGTAGCAGTAAGCCCGCATGAAGATAATAATTATATGCTTATGTTTTGTCGGGCAGGAGCTGCGGAGCAGCTGACGTACAGAATGGAAGGAATAAGCAACGGCTGCGGTCAATCAGCTGATATTTGTGTTGAATGTAAACGCTTTTTGGCTTTGGCAAAAACTTTTACAGGTGATGTAAGGCTTATTTTTGCTGAAAAAGAGCTGCAGATAGTTGTAGAGAGCAGTCAATATAATTTAACGATACTATCAGCCCGCCTGCCTGAATTGAAGATACCTGAAGGCGGCGTGTGCCTTTCTACAGGATTTTTACAGGAAGCAATGAAGCATTGTAGTGCTGCTATTGCCAAAGACGCTGTTGGTGCAAGGGGCGGGATAGAAATAAATATTGCGGACGATGGCAGTGCCGTCTGCTGGAGTGCGCAAAATTCCTGTGTTGCAAAGTATGTAGTGCCGCCTGCATGTTGCAATCAGGCTGTTAAATTGATCTTGCTGCCCTTGAATATCCAGCACATTGCGGAACTGGCTGAATTGGGTGAAGTTCGATTGGTCAGCAGTGCGCAGGGTATTTTTGTTACTGCGCCGCGCTTTGATTATATGTGCCAGTCCGTAAGCGGCAGCTTTCCTGACTGTAAAAAGGTGGCTGCGGGCAACAGCGAGACTAAGTGTATAACTATTAATAAAAGCAAGTTGCTGGCAGCTATTTCAAGAGCTTCAGTTATTGTTGGCGATGAAATAGGCAGTAAGATAAAAATTTGCAGTGACGCAGAGCGGCTATATATCGAAGCTGTCAGCATCGCTGGGACTGGTATTGAAAGTATTGATTTAGATGCCGCTATCGGCCAGGACGAAGATACAAATTATTTTTCGGCTGGCAGGCTGTACAGGCTGATATATAACTGCCGCGGTGATAGCGTTACTATTGGCAGTAATGGCAAGTATAAGCCGATTTTTGTGCGTGCTACAGGTAGCGATAGTTTTTATATAGTTGCATCCATGAAAGGTTAAAGGCTATGAGTGGATGGATAAAATTGCATCGTAAATTGCTGAAAAGCCGTGCGTGGTGTGGTGCGGATGCAGAAGGCAAGGTAATACTGATTACATTGCTGTTAACTGCCTGCCATAGTGTCACGCACTGGCAGATAACAACAGATAAAAACGCTGTGCTGAATCCGGGTGAATTGTTTATCAGCTACCGCCGCTTTGCTAAAAGCTGTTGCGTATCTTTAAAAAAGCTTACAAGTGAATTTAACCGTCTTGCCGTAGTCGGTTTTTTAGAATGCAGAAGTAAGCGTGAAGGTACGATCGTGCGTATCAAAAACTGGGAATGCTATCAGCTGGCGGATACACCTTTGGATACACTTTTGGGAACAGATTTGGAGACACTTGCGAATGCCGATACTGCAAGGGCTTCCAGTGAAAATATTGCCGCTGCGGAAACACCAAAGGGAACAGCTTTGGGCACATCTTTGGCGACACATAACAAGAATTATATATTATTAAAAAATAAATTAAACAACACTGACACGAACAAGAAGCTGCGCAGTGTTGCATCGGAACCTGAATTTGTGTCAGCTTTGCAGGAATACAATGCTGCTTTTACAAGTGCAAAACACAGGCTTGATGGCGATGAAATACAAATGCTGCAAGCTTTTGCTGTTAGTGCTAAAGCCGTATGGGTATTGCAGGCTGTAAGAGAGCTAAAAGCAGCTAACAGGGGTAAAGTGATTCGTAATCCGAAGAATTATCTTTTTGGCATACTTGGTAACTGGCTTACAGATGGTTTGCCAAATGACAATAAAGCTGCACAGCAGTCGCTGGATGATTTTTACAGACAGGAGGGCATAACGTGAATGTTATAACAAAGCAAAATGTTTTAAAAGCGTTTTACCAGTTTGATAAGAAAAAGATGCCGATCATGGAAATAAACGGTAAACTTTCTGCCAGCATGGATATTGCCATGCGCAAAAGGCTGTGTGATGAATGGCTGGTTGCGTTCCGTACTGTTGATGCCGTTGTATTCGATAAAGCAGCTGAGCTTGCCCTTGCTTCCTGTAAAAAATATCCTGATGAACTTGAAATGTGGGATTTCATCAGTCAGGCTGCAGAACTGGGCAATAATGAACCGGCAGAGGAAGAAGCTTTACTTCCAACACCGCCCGCTCCGAAAAAAGTACCGGAATATGTTCAAAAACCTCAACGGATTGCAAAAATAATAGAGTTGGCAAAAGCAGGCAGGTTTGCGGAAGCGGCGCAGTATTTCAAAGCTTCTGTCGAAGAAGATGAAATAATCTGCTACGCTAAAGAACATTGGCCAGAAGCAGAAGCTGAATGGATCAAGAAAAATAAAGACGAACTTAAAGAACTGGTTGAGCAGGAACATATCTGCGGCAAATGTATGTGCTTGAAAAGGTGCAGGACTAACGGCTACAGGCGTGTTGGCTCAATAGATAAATATACAGGCTTTTTGATTGTAAAGATGGAAATTTGCTCGATGAAAAGGATGGAAAAAAATGCAGGCATACAAAATTAATGGATTGCTGGTAAAAGTGGAACGGTGCGCAGCTGATATGTACATAGTCAGAAATATTCCGGGAGTTTTTGATGATCAGGTTGCTATTGGTGCGATCGTCCATAAAGAGTTAGCGCAAAAGTTTTTAGACAGCTACGCCGTGAAAAGCAGTGATAAAACATTGGACATCTTGGATGTTGACTTTGAAGAAAAACTTCCTGAAGGAATACGGTATTGCCGTGGTTGCGTATACTGGAACGGAAAAGGATGTGAAGCAGGTGATAAAGGCGTGTGATGAAGAAAAAAGGCTGGCTGTACAGAAACTGGAAGAATATGCTTTGAACCGTGAAGCGCTTAAAGGTCTGCGCAGTAAGCTGAAAAGATTGGCAGACGCCGGTAAACCTGCTGTTGCTTCTGTTGCATCCTATGATGCGGCAGCTACCAGCACAACACCTTATCATCCTAGCATGATGAATATTGCTGAAGAATGTCAAAAGATACTTTTGAAAATAGCAGACAGGCAGGCTGAAATATTAATTATTGAAGATGCGCTGCAAATAATCAATAAAGGAATAAACTGTGAGCATTACAGCGATATTTTGATAATGCGCCATGTAGACGGCTATAGTATGGAGCGCATCACGGAGAAGCTGGGATACAGTTCAAGGCAGGCTATTTATAACCAGTACAATAAAGCTTTATCTAAATTTGCTAAGGCTTTGGAATGGACAAAATGAGGACAGATTTTTGCTTTTACCTGTGGTAATATGGTAGTGATAAGAAATGTAAAAACGTATTCGGCACTTGCAATGTTATATTGCAGGTGCTTTTTTATGCGTGAAATGAGGTGACAGCTTGCCAAACAGAATAAAGCGTGAATGCCGTAAGCTTGGCTGTCTTAGCCTGACGGATAATGCAAACGGTTATTGTGATAAGCACCAGCAGGAAAAATTCATGCGCTATGATCGTTATCGTAAAAGTGCTGCTCAGCGTGGCTATAATGCGCGTTGGCAAAGATACAGAAAAATATTTTTGCAGAAACATCCGATTTGTGCAAATTGCCGCAATGCGCCTGCGAGTGTAGTGGATCATATCAAGCCGCATAAAGGCGATTATGATTTATTTTGGGATGAAGCTAATCATCAGGCGTTGTGTAAACGTTGCCACGACATTAAAACTGCTACTGAGGACGGCGGCTTTGGTAATGATATTTTGAAAAAATAAAAAAATATTTTTTCTTAAAATTTTTACTCAGGGTAATCCCTTACGAGGGGTAGGGGGGTGCAATTTCCTGCGGCTTTCCACATCATACCGCACCGTACTCGAACTTTTGAAAAGTTCCCCTATCATATATTTTTTTGCAAATATTGATTGAAGGAGGTGATATTTATGCCGACACCGGCTCAAAGTGCTAAGGTTATGCTTTTTAACCGTGGCAATAAAACTGGTAAACATTATACAAAAACAGAAATTGAGAAACGGCAAAACGCAGAAGAAAAAATCAAGCGTGCTGAAGTAGTATTGAAAACACCTGCGTTTTTAAAAGAAAAGTCGTGTGCTGCGGCTTTGAAAATTTGGAAGGAAATTATCAAGGAAGGGAAAGAGATAGAGCTGTTTGACAATGTTGATGCACGCATATTGGCGAACTTCTGCCGCTATCAGGCTTTGTTTGAAGATGAAGCTGTGAAGATGTTCCCTGATAAAAAGAAATTAGATATGTATGGTAAGCAGGCTTTAAGCTATGCTGAAAAGCTTGGACTTACGCCAACTGCCCGCGCCCGCCTTGTTGTCAAACGTGCTAATGCTTTAAATGACGATGATGAACAGGATTCAATGATGGCATGACCTGTTATGATGATTTATTTGTGACTGAGCGCTATGCGCGCGAGGTCGTTGACGGACTGCGCCTTGTGTGTAAGCGGGAACGGCAGGCTTGTCAGCGGCATCTTGATGATCTGGAAAGGCAGGGTACAGATAGCTTTCCTTATGTTTTTGATGAAAGCAGGGCAAACAGGATTTTTGACTGGTTTGAAAAATACTGCGTGCACGTGCGTGGCGTATATTCCGGGCAGCATATCCAGTTGCTGCCTTTTCAGTATTTCGACTTGGGCTGTGTTTTTGGCTGGGTACATAGAGAAACAGGCGCACGGCGGTTTACTAAAGCTTTTAATTTCCGCGCTCGTGGCAATGTCAAAAGCACTGAAATGTCAGGCGTTGCTTTATACGGCATGTGTGCTGACGCTATCTATCCGCCGGGTAAGTCTGAGCTGCGGCGCTTTGAAATGGCACCGGAGGTTGAATGCGCGGCCGTGGACAGGGAACAGGCAAGACGTGTTTGGGGTGATGCCTGTTCTATGGGTGAAGCTTCTGTAGAAATCAGTCAGAAGCTTATTATCAAGCGTACGCGGGTAGAGCATAAAACGCGTAAAGGCTGGATGCGGGCTTTGAGCAAACAGACGAAAAACAAGGATTCCGGTGCGCCGTGTATGGTTATAATTGACGAATATCATGCGCATCCGTCCTCCGAGATCGTTGACGTGCTGAAATCCGGCTTCGGCAAACGGCTGCAATCTTTGCTGTTTATCATTTCTACGGCTGGTAAAGATGCAGAAAACAATCCCTGTAAGGCAGAATATGACCTGTGTTGCAAAATCTTAGATGGCGACACTGATGAGCCTATTGATGATTATTTCTGCATGATACGCGAACTGGAGGATGGCGACGATCCTTATGATATCAACGCTTTAGTTAAAGCGAATCCTGTGCTGCAGCATGAAACTGAATACAGCAAGCATTTACTGAAAGAAATCGTAAGCGAGGGACGTGAAGCATTTGTAAGTAACGACCCGAAAAAGCTGCGCGAATATCTGACCAAACGCTGTAATTTGTGGCAGGACAGCAGTGAATTGAAATACATGGATGGCCTGATGCCTAAGTGGAAGACACTGAAGGTGACCCGTGATGAACTATACAAAATTATCAGCGGCAAGCGCTGCATAGTTGGGTATGACCTTTCAAAGCGCATTGATCTGACAGCTGCGACTTTTATTATTCCGCTTGATGAAAAGCGTGTAGCAGTAGTTTCGCATGGCTTTATACCTGAAGAAGCGGTAAAACGACATGAACAGACTGACCGCATAGCCTACAGGGAATATGCCCAGCGTGGCTACTGCACCATAACAGAGGGCGCAGCTGTTGATTATGATGTGATGAAGGTATGGGTAAAGTGCTTTGCTAATGAGCTGGATTTAGATGTTGTGGAACATTGTTTTGATGGCTGGAACGCTTCTTACTTCATGCAGAAGCTGGAAGAAGAAGGGGAAACGGTTATTGAAGTGCGGCAGGGCATTCCGACTTTGAGCGAACCTACCAAAGAATTCAGGCTGAAAGTAGTGGAGAGCAATATTATCCATGAAGGCAATGAGCTGTTTGACTGGTGTTTGCGTAATGCGTATGCCTACACTGACAGCAATGAAAATATCAAATTGAGTAAGAAAAATAAAGATGATACGCAGCGTATTGACTTGGTTGCTGCCGGCATAAATGCTATGGCGCGCTTGCCTGCATTTTATGAAGAATACGGCGGCACTGGCGGCAGTTCCGGCGTTCGTTTTTTGTGAGGTGATGGAATGGATAAGGAAGATAAGGCTATTGTCATACTTGTGCTTTTGGGTGTGCTGCTTGTCGTGACCGGTATTGCACTGATCAGCATACCGGCCGCTTTAATTGTTGGCGGCGTGCTGTTGATTGCTGTAGCAGCCAATATTGCCAGGCGAAAAGTAGAACAAACAAAAAAATGAATGGCTGTTTCCTTGTGGGAATGGCTGTTTTTATTTTACCTGAAGGGAGGTGAAATAAAAGATGAGTGATACGATACGCAGCCCGGCAGGCCTGCTGGTGGGGGCTTTCAAAAATCTCTTTGCGCCGGGTGCCGCAAAGAGTGCAACTGTAAGCAGCCAGTTTCGCCTTACACCGGGAATGATGCTGAACGGAGTGCAGCTTAATAATGTTACTGCCATGCAGTATAGCGCAGTATGGGCTTGCATCCATGTGCTGGCTGAAACATTTGCCAGCTGTAAATGCTATCTGTATCAGAAGCTGCCTGACGGCAGCAGGCGCAGGGCTGTTGAAAATCCGCTGTATGATGTGCTGACATATGTTGCTGCACCGAATATGCCGGCTTATTATCTGCGTGAAACTATGCAGTATCATGTGCTGAGTGGCGGTAATGCCTATGCTGAAAAAGTATTGGACAGCAAGGGAGAAGTTACGCAGCTGAACATGCTGCTGCCTGTGAATGTGCTGCCAGCACAGGACTATAACACAGGCGAGATTTATTACAATGTCAATGACCGCGGCAAGCTGTATAAACTGCCGGCAGAAAAAATACTGCATATTCCGGGGCTTGGTTATAACGGTGTTATCGGTTATAGCCCGCTGGCAATGGCGCGGCGCGCTATCAGCTTAGGTATGAGCAGTGAAGAACTTGGCAATAAATTTTTTGAAAATGGCGCATTGGCAACTGGTGTTTTGGAAACTGACAAGCCTTTGAAAGAAGATGCCTGGCAGCGGTTGAAAGAACAGTTTAGAGCGCGTTATGAAGGAAGAAGCAATGCTGGTTCTACGATGATATTAGAAGGCGGTATGAAATTCAACCGCATTTCTGTGAATCCTGAGGAAGCGCAGTTTTTGGAAACACGCAAATACCAGACGGAGGAAATTGCCCGCTTCTACCGTGTGCCGCTGCATCTGATTCAGAATTTGGAAAAGTCAACGTATTCCAACATAGAACAGCAGACGATCGACTTTTATCAGAATACGATGCTGCCGTGGTTCGTGCGCTGGGAACAGTTTATGAATATGCGCTGTTTAACGCGGCGGCAGCGGCAGGACGGCTATTACTGTGAGTTTGATATGCTTTCCATGCTGCGTGGTGATAATCAAAGCCGCGCTAATATGCTGCACCTGATGCGGCAGGACGGCATCATCAATGCTGATGAATGGCGTGAGCGCGAGAACATGAATCCGCTTCCTGACGGTCAAGGCAAAACAGTGTTTATTAATGGCAATATGCTTCCGGTGGAGGAAGCTGCCAAAAAGAAGGGGGCGAATAAAAAATGAGCATGGAATTAAAAGCCTGCCGTGAAGCTTTGAAAAGCGGTAATAAACCTGCTACGGATGAACTTCTGTGTATCAAAGAATTTTCAATGGAGCAGGTAAAGGCTATCGAAGAAAAAGACGGCCGGATTATCTGTGATTTTATTTTATCTAACGGAGCGGTGGACAGAGATTTTGACACCGTAAATCCTGACGGCTGGGAACTGGAAAACTTCCGCAAAAATCCTGTTGTATTGTGGATGCACGATATGTGGAATTTGCCTGTGGCTAAATCTTTAGTGGAGAAAGTAGAAGACGGAGAACTTATTGGCCGGGCTGAGTTTACCAGTAAAGATGAAAATGATTATGGGTATATGGTTGGGCAAATGTATAAGCTGGGCTTTTTACATGCGGTTAGCTGCCGTTTTCGTGGTATCGAGTGGAAGTGGACAGAGGACGTGAACCGGCCTTATGGGATTGACTTCATAAAACAGGAGCTGCTTGAATACAGCTGCGTTACTATTCCGGCTAATCCTGATGCTTTGCTGAAAGCAAAAGCTGCCGGTGTTGATGTAAGCCCTGCTGTACAGATGGCTGAAAATATTTTAAGCAAGAACAGTTTTGATGCGCTGGCTAAAAGCATTGCTGAACGTGTTTATGCTGCTGTCAGTAAGAAAATGACTGTGGTTGATCTGCATGATGATCGGCTGGCACAGGAAAAAATGAAAGCAATGCAGATGCGGTTAAATTTGAACAAAAATAAAGGGGGACTAAAATAATGAACATGCAAGAGTTATTACAAAAACGTGCTAAGGCTATCAAGGCACAAGAAGAAATCGTGGATAAAACTTCTGGTGGTTTGACAGATGAAATGGAAAAGGATTTTAAAATTTTGCAGCAGGAAATTTCTGAATGTGACAGGCAGATAAAAATGCTGGAACAGGTTGATGAAAATACAAAGAAAAATTATGGTGGCAGCGTTTTTGGAAATGGTGGCCCGGCTGTACATATTGACCCGGTCAAGGATGGGGCTAAAGATAACGGCGGCTTTAAAAGTTTGGGTGAAGTGCTGCACGCTATTAAATATGGCGATAAAAAAGGCCGCTTGGAAAATCTTAAAGCACAAAATACTGCTGATGGCGCAAGCGGTGGTTATTTGATCCCAGAGCAATTTTCGGATGAGCTTTTAATGGTTGGAGAAAAACGCAGCCTGATCCGTCCGTTTGCTTTGGTAATCCCGGCAGGAGAATATCCGGATGCACCGATCAATATGCCTGCATTGGATTATACTGCTGGCAATGAAGGCGGTGTGACTGTTAAATGGATCGAAGAAGGTGAGGAGAAGCCTGAAAGCAATGCAAGCTTTAGAAATGTTGAGCTGAAGCCTAAAGAAGTTGCCGGCTTTATTACTGTTACAGATACATTACTGCGGAATGCGCCTGCTTCGTCTACTATTTTTGGGCAGCTTTTGAGCAATGCTATCGTACGTGCAGAAGACAGAGCTTTTATCAATGGTAATGGAATTGGCAAACCGCTGGGGTTTGCTACTAACGGTAATAGTGGCAAGCTGGTTGTACAAAGGGAAACTGCGGGTAAAGTTACGACTAATGATGTGGCCAATATGATGGCAGCGTTCCCGCCTGAAGATATTCCTGATTCTATTTTTCTTGCCAGCAGCACCATTTTGGCAGATTTGATTAAATTGCAGGACGCTTCCGGCAGATTTGTTTTTGTGCAGGGTGATCTGACTAAGGGTATTCCTACAACATTAATGGGGATGCCTCTTTTCCTGACTGGCATGAACGCTTCTCGTGGTAATACAGGCGACTTGCAGCTGGTCAATCTGAAAAAATATTTGATTAAAGATGGCAGCGGCATTTATATCAGCATGTCTGAACATGTCAAATTTACCAGTAATCAAACGGTTATCAAAGCCTTCCGCAATGTGGATGGCAAGCCGTGGGTAAATGCACCGTATATGCTTGACAGCGGTGTACAGGTCAGCCCTTATGTATTGCTTGGTGGTACTACTGCGGCAACTACGCCGATCAGTGACTTGACAGCTGTAGCTACCGGCAGCAATGTAAAATTGACTTTTACTGCTGCTAAAAATGCTAATTCAGTTAACATCCTGCGCAGTGATGATGGCGTAACTTATCAGCGCATTAATGTGAATGCTGTTTCGGTCGATGCGGCTGAGTACACGGACACTAATTTGGCAAACGGAACTTACGGCTATAAAGTAGTTGTAACCGGTGGCGATAATGCCGGTGTGTCTAATGCTGCAACTGCTACTGTAACCGGCACAGCTGCTGCAAACAAAACTGCTTCTGCACCTAAAGAATAATCATGCGGTTAAAAGTGATTGTTCCGCCTGCAAGTGAGCCGGTAAGCCTTCAGGAGATGTGTGCCTATTTACGGCTTGACTGTGATGAAGAACAATCTTTGATAGGGCAGCTTATAAAAGCTGCCCGTCAATATTGTGAGGATTTTCAGCACAGGGCGTATTTAAGGCAAACACTGGAATTGGTTGACAGGCCAATGAATAATATTTTAGAACTTCCGCGTAGTGAAAATCTGCAGGAAGTTTTAAGCGTGAGTAATGCAACTTTGAATAATGTTGGATATACTGTTGTTCAGGATTTGTTGGCACGACTTTGTTTTACTGCTGAAAAAAATAATGTGACTGTCAGGTATGTAACTGGCGTA